CAGGAGCAGAAGAAACCGACAGTAGTTCCGCAAGACCACTTAAAGAAGCAGACTTCCACAAAATAATTTGGGAAGAATACTTTGTTTTAGCCAGTTCGCTAGGCGTTAGTTATTCAGACTTTCTAAAAATGACACCTAAAAAATTATTACTATACGCAAAAGGCAAAAAGATTGATAGACAAAATCGAGATGCAGAAATGTATAACTGGTTTTTTGTCTATGCAATACCGGCTATTTCTTGCGGCATTGGTGCGGCATTTAGTAAAGATACACACATTGAATATCCTAAACAAGCTATTTTATCAGAAAAAACAGAAGAAAGTGAAGAAGATACATATGATAAGGAGTTACAGTTGATGTTACTCAATGAGCAAAAATGGGCGGCACAGACTGAAAAGAAAGGACTACCGCCAACAATCCTATAAAAGGGGGCTAAGGCGTGGAATTAGATTCATTAGAAGTCAAAATTACCGGTACTGCCACTAAAGCTATTAATTCTGTTGATAAACTGATAAATCAGCTTACAAGGCTATCTACATCACTTGCGACTGTGAATGGCTCATCATTAAGCAACCTTGCAAACGGTGTTAATCAGTTAGGTTCTGCTATGCAGAATATGAACGCAGGAACAGCAGATTTTACCCGACTTGCCAAGAACATCACGAAGATAGGTTCTGTTGATTCAGCCGCACTTGCTAACACAGCTACATCACTTGAAGCTGTTACAAAAGCGGTTGCAAGCATATCAGCTATACCACAGAACGCAACACAGGTTACAGAATTTGCAAAGTCACTTGGCAAGCTAGGCAGTAAAAGTATTGAAAATGCCACAGTGAATATCCCTAAACTGGGTAATGCGCTGAATGGCTTAATGACAACGCTATCAAGAGCACCAACAGTAAGTCAGAATGTTATTCAAATGACTAACGCATTGGCTAATCTTGCTAGTCAAGGTAGCAAGGTGGGTACTTCTTCAAACTCACTTCAAAAGTCGCTATACGGCGTTTCTACAAGTGCTAGAACAGCAACTAAAAGCAGTTGGAGCTTAGCAAGTGCAATAGGTAAGTTTTATGCCACTTATTTTATGGTAATTCGTGGCAGTAAGAAACTTATAGAAGCAATCAAGTCAACAACGGATTACATTGAAGCGTTTAACTATCAAGCAGTTGCATTTGGCAAAATCGGTTCAGAATGGGATAAGGATTACGAGAAGTACGGATATGATAACGCTACGGCATACGCAGAAAGTTTTCAGAATAGGGTAAATGACACTCTTGGAAAACTGTCCGGACTTAAAGTTAATGTTCAAGGTGGCTTACTTGAAGAAAGCGGAGCAAAGAACTTAGGACTTAACATACAAGAAATAACACAGTATGCTTCACAGTTAGCTTCTGTTACTAATTCTTTAGGACAGACTGGTGAAGCGACAACGGCAATAACAAAGTCAATGACAATGCTTGCAGGCGATATAAGCTCACTTTTTAATGTGGACTATAAAACGGTTGCACAGAACTTACAAAGCGGCTTAATCGGTCAATCAAGGGCATTGTATAAATATGGTATTGATATTACTAATGCTACATTAGCGACGTATGCCTATAACTTAGGCATTTCTAAGTCTGTATCTGAAATGACACAGATGGAAAAGCAGCAGTTAAGAGTGTTAGCAATATTAGACCAATCAAAAGTATCGTGGGGGGATTTAGCTAATAAACGGAAGAAAGTTAATGATATAGCTTATCTTCCAAGTGTTGCATAAGAATAGAAATATCTTATGGCAATCGGGCAAAATCGGTAAAGGCTAAAGTTTTCAAAACAAACAATTTATGGTATAATATGAGTATGAATAAAACTTATATTATATATAAAGTAACTAATAAAATCAATGGTAAAATATACATCGGAAAGACTTATAATCTTGAAAAAAGAAAGAAACAGCACATTGACGATATAAACAATGGCTTGCCTTTTCACAATGCATTAAAGAAGTACGGTATTGATAACTTTGAATGGGAAATAGTTGATAAAGCAGATAGTGATTCTGAAATCAGAGAAAAAGAAATACAATGGATTAAGAAAAGCAATTCTTGTATATCATTCCCAAACTCAAACGGATATAATATCACACTTGGTGGCGAGGGTGGAATATCTTGGAATTCAAAGCCTGTTCTTCAATATGACCTTAATGGGAATTACATTGACGAGTATATAAGCTCATCACATGCAAGCGTTGTAACAGGTTTACAAAGACATGATATATCTAATTGTGCAAAAGGCATAGTAAACCGTTCAGGTGAATATATGTGGCGTTATAAAGTTGGTGAAAATATCCCTAAAAAGATTGCTTCTTATTCAAAGAAAGCAAGTGCAAGGAAGCGTGCTGTAATGCAACTTGATAAAGAGGGGTTTGTTCTTAACATTTTTGATTCATTAACACAAGCAAGTCAAGAAACATCAACATCAAGAACAAGCATATCTTTTTGCCTAAGTGGTAAAAATGGAACGGCAAACAATTATGTATGGATATATGCTGATGAATATAATCCAAGCAAAGATTATAAGTATAATGGCATAAAAGAGGGAAAAGGTATTTACCAACTTGATGACGATAGAAAAATCGTGAACCACTTTAATAATTGCACAGAAGCGGCTAGATATATGAATGAACCCGACAAAGTGCATAAACAGATTCACAAGGCTATCAAGACAGGGAATAAATGCAGAGGGTTTTATTGGGTTAAAGTTGAAAACTATGCTAATACCGAGATAACTTAATAGATTACGAACAGGCTATTAAGTATCGTAACGAGTAGGAATTGAATAAATATAATATTCCCAAGAGTGTCCGACACTACTGTATATAGGACAGTATGAGGTGGAAGTGGCTACCACCAAACCAAACGTAAAAACGTGGGTGATAATGTACTCTGAACTTATAGGAAACTATAAGAAGTATAGGATAAAGAGCCTATACGATAACAAATTGACAATTAATTCCCCAAGTAATATGTTACGCCAGTTTAGCAACAATATGAAAGAAGTCGGAATGGTGGCAGGACAGTTGTTTATCCCAATTCTTTCAAAGGTTATGCCAATAGTAAACGGAGTAACTATTGCAATCAAAAGATTATTAGTCAACCTCGCTTCTTTAATGGGCGTTAAGATTGACTTTGAGAGCTTCGGACAAAGTGGCTATAAAGACACATCAGACGGCTTAGAAGATATTTCAGACGGCTACCAAGATGTGGCTGATTCAGCAAAGAAAGCTACATTATCCCTTATGGGATTTGATGAAATCAATAAATTACAAGATGATACAAGTTCAAGCAAGGGTTCAAGCGGCGGCGGTGGTAGCAGTATTGACTTAACAGATGATATTACTAAGGCGGCGGCTGATTATGAAGCGGCTTGGAATAAAGCATTTGCCAATATGGAAAATTCGGCTATTGCGTGGGCTGATAGGATTGATAAGGCACTTGAGCCTGTTAAACAGATTTTTAAAGATTTTGCGGTTGGTGATTTCTTTAAGGCAGGGCAAGATACATCTAACCTTGTGGCAGGAATTTTTAATTGGTTTGCAAAGGCTATAGATGATGTTCCTTGGTATACAATTGGACATAATATAGGAGAGTATTTAGCTGGACTTAATTGGCTTGAAATATTTTCAAGCCTTGGCAATGTGTTATGGCAAGCCATTAAAGCAGCTATCGAATTATGGAGTGGTTCATTTACGGCAGCACCAATTGAAACGACCTTAATAACGGCTATAGCGGCATTGAAATTTACAGGCTTAGGAAGCGTTTTAAAAAAGAAACTTGTTACAGTAATAGGAACAAGTATTAAAGGTGCTTTAAAATCATTCGGAACAGGCAGTATAATATCAGGAATAGGTGGATTACTTACAACAGATATAGGTACTATTATAGGAGCAGGAACAGCAACAGAAATAGGCTTAACTATAGGTGCTGGAATAGTAGGTGGAATAGTAGCCGCTATTGCTGGATTTAATTTAGGCAATTGGCTCAATGAAAAATTAACAGGCGAGAAAATAGATATGTCAATGTTTGACCAAATAGCGTATCTTATAAAAGCACCATTTGAAGATTTACCTAGCTTTATTGACGGAGTGATAGAAACTATCACATTCGGGCATAAAGATGATATAGCAAATTGGTGGACTACAAGTGTTGCGCCGTGGTTTACTAAGGAGAAATGGGGAGAGCTGGGAGATAACATAAAAACATCTTTAAGCGAAAAATGGAATAGCTTTTCAAACTGGTGGAGCAATACAGCTATTGCTAACTGGTGGAATAATAATGTTGCACCGTGGTTTGAAAAAGAAACATGGGTTGACGCTGTTGATGGAATGAAATTAGGAATACAAGAAAAATGGGATTCAATCGTTGATTGGTGGAATAGTCTCGCAATTGTTTCTTGGTGGAGCAATGATGTGAGACCGTGGTTTACTAAGGAAAAATGGGAAAACTTGGCTGACGGAATAAAAAAAGGTATTCAAGGGAAGTGGGATGATGTTGTGAATTGGTGGGATAGCAAACCAGCACTTCAACGCATTTCTGTGGCTATCGAAGATTTTAAAGCTAAGATACAGAACGCTTGGAACAGCTTTAAGCAGTGGTGGAATGATTTAGGACTTGAATTTCCACACATTGATACACCGCACTTTAAGATTGACGGAGAGTTTAGTCTTGCACCGCCTAAAGTACCAAAAGTCAGTATTGATTGGTATGCAAACGGCGGATTCCCAGGCAAAGGGCAATTGTTTGTCGCAAATGAAGTAGGTCCTGAAATGGTTGGTACTATGGATGGAAGAACGGCGGTAGCTAACCAACAGGAAATTACACAAGGTATTGCTAATGCGGTTTATCCGGCAGTTTACAATGCTGTTAGGGCGGCTATGGCAGAAAGTAGCAATAATATCAATGTAACGCTACAAGGCGACGCAGATAAGCTATTTACAATGGTACAAGATAAAGCTAACAGCTATACAAATATGACAGGTCAAGCAGCCTTTCCGTATTGATAAGATAAAAGTATTGTGCTATTCTTTTGCTATATATAAAAAGCAAAGGGGTAACACAATATGACAGAAAAGAAAGCAAAGAAAAAAGACAGTAAACTAAGCATAGCGGCGGCAATCACAGCACTATTTATATTCACAATCCCAATAGGCTTTATATTGGCTATTGTAGATTTAATTAAAAGTAAAGGCGACAAGTCACAAAGGCACTTAGGCTCTTACTTTGCAATAGTATCGTTTGTACTATTTCTGATAGTCGCTTTTAGTAACGGAAGTGGTAACAGCAGTAACAATGCCAATGCTACGAAACAAACCATTGCAACACAGCAAGATACAGACACAGCAACGAATAATGATACAACACTTAAATACCTTAAGTATGATGTAATTACAGATAGCAATGACAGAGAAGTTCTTGTTGTTTATTTTGACTTTGCAAACAATTCAGAAGATAATACGGCTTTTGCATATAATTATGATGTTACATGCTTTCAAAACGGCAAAGAACTTGACTATCCGTTAGTTAGTTTTGACATTGACGAATACAATAATATTGCAAGAGAATTACAGACAGGTACAAATATTACAGTTGCAAGGATATATATACTAGAAGATAAAAGTAATGTTGATTTAGAAGTAACGCCATTGGGAGATGATAAAAAACTTATAAAATTAACATTAGAATTACAGTAGAGGAAATATGTATGTCAGTGAAAAAAGAACTAAACGAAATGCTAGAAGCAATAGGAGTGAAGAAGAAACAGCAACCACAAATTCAACACCCACTAAATCCTAACTTTAAAGGAGTGTACAGAGCGACAGAAAACGGCTTAGTCGAAGTATATTGTCCAAGATGTAGCAGTTGGGACTGTTCTCACACGCAGATTACGACAACTGTACCACAGAAAACTAAGACAAGATATACTGTTAATCTGAATCCCTTAAGACCTTTTACATTGGTTAATAAGAAAGAGAAGATTAAGCAACAAGGTGGAACTTATTCGCAACATAGGTTTGTGTGTAACAGATGTGGGTTGATTTTTTGGTAATATATGGTTTAAATGGAGCGTACCCACTTGTGGGGATGATTTGAGACAGATGTTTCGTGCCAAGCGGTTGGCGCGATTGATTTGCAGAAAATGTCATACACACAAGTGTGCATGAATGTTTCGTAAGATTTTCCCAAGAAGTTGGAAATTTTGCAGGAAATTGCAAAACATTTTATAGCTTTCGCCACTTGTGGCGACGATTTCTTGTAAAGCTAGGAGAGTTATCGCAGAAAGTTGCGACGATTTCCCAAAGAAGCTGGGGAAGTTTTCCACACAAATGTGGAAAGCGTTTTATATAACCGTTGCAGAAAGTTGCAACGATTCCCCAGAAGTGGGGAAAATAAAATCAGTAGAGCCGAAATCTTAGCTATATTAAATACTTAAAGCAATTAAAAAGGCTGTCAGCCCGACAACTGACAGCCAAAAGTCACAATACCGCTTAAACAAGCAGCACAGATATTATATAACACTAATTGAATTAATGCAATAGAAATATTAAGGAATGTATCAGAAATGGTGCATTCCTTTTTTGATGCCTTGAAAGGGGTGGTTTGATTGATTGACGCAGTTGTGATTGAGGGGGTTAGATTCCCAGTAGCATATAACGGCTACACATACAGCAGAAATAAGATATGGTCTAAGAACACAGGAAGAAACGATTATGGGGAAATGGTTGGCACAATCGTGGATATCAAAGACAAAGTAGAGCTTCAATTACCGCCATTAACAGGTGAACAGGCACTATTGCTTGATAATGTAGTAAGCGACATAGATAACCCATTCCCAACAGCACAAGTCTTATTCTTAGGTGGTACACAAAAGGAAATGACAATATACACAGGAGATGTGACATATCCGTATCTCACAAGAGCAAAGAATGAGGACGGACTTATAGTCGGAGCAAAATTAAGTTTAATTCAGAAATAAAGGAGAGTTCCACATGAAACTTAAAACAAGTGAGTTAATAGACAGATTTCAGAGTTTGAGCAACATATCACATGACAAGACTACAGGCAGAATTGCTATGGCTGTTATGTGTAATATCAAGGCGTTAGAAGAATTATATAAGGCAACATTACAGACTATAGAAGATACTAAGGTTAAGTATGCAGATAAGGACGACAGTGGTAATCCAGTTATCAACGATAATCAGTATCAGGTTACATCAGAGAACTTAAAGAAGTTACAGGAAGAATTGCAGGAAATCAATGAACAAGAGATTGAAGTACCTGACATGACTATGCTTCCTATGGACGCGTTTGATAAATGTGAAGAAACTACACCAGCTAAACTGTACTCAATTGAGTTTATGATAAACCATTAATTAATCAATAAAGGCGGTGTAGAATGAAGATATTAGACACAGCTATGACGGAAATTGTCAAAGGAAATAGTGCGAGATACTATTCTAAGTATGTCGTTGATGGAAAAGAACATACTGAAACACTTAACAATTTCAAGTTTCAAAACATAACAAATCCCAATAATGAAATTATGATAGGTAACACTTGCGCAAGCAGTGTTACCTTTTCTATTTATATGCCAACAATAGGTCTTGAAAATAAGGAGATTACCATATTTGAAGGCGTTAAGGTTGGTGCGGAAATTAAGTATATTAAGTTGGGAAAATTCACAGTTACTAGACAGACAAGTGACGGAGAATACACAAGCTATGAAGCATACGACAGAATGTATAAGGCTGACATGCCTTATTTCTCGGATATGGCATTTCCCAGCACTGATAAAGCCATTCTTAATGAGATATGCGCCAAGTTAGGCATATCTTTAGCAACAAATATAGTCACAACACATACTATCAGTGACAAGCCACAAGGATATACTTACAGAGAAATGATTGGCTATATGGCTATGTTGCAAGGCTGTAATGCGGTTATTAATGCTGACGGCAACCTTGAATTAAGGTGGTACAAGGATAGCGGTTATGTACTTGACGGACATAAGTATTATCAGCAAGGCGTTACCTTTACAACATCTAAGGATTTTATCATACAAAAACTGACATGCAATAATACCAAGAGTAATTCCACAGAACAAAGCGAGATTACTTCTGGTGACGGAGCGACAGGGCTTAGTTTTGCCAATCCGTTTATGACGCAGGCAATTCTTGACGAAGTCTATAAAAAGATAGGTGGTTTCACATTTAGACCGCTTACAGTTAAGTTTGTCGGTGATTACCGACTAGAAGTCGGTGACATTATAACTGTCAACAAGGGTGGCGTTGATTACAAAGTACCTATAATGCAGATTACGCACGAATGTGACGGCGGCTTAATGGATACCGTTACATCTATAGGTCAATCTGACACGGAGAATACAAGCGTTGCTTCTGGACCTATTACTAAGCAGATGGAGCGGTATTATGCCGACTTGATAACCGTTAATAAGGCACTAATTAATAAGTTAGATGTAGATACAGCCAAGATTACCTATGCAACAATAACCAATCTTAATGCAACTAACGCAAGCATTGATAATCTTAAAACAAATAAACTAGATGCAACATATGCAGATATCATCAATGCTAATGTGGAAAGTCTTAAGGCTGTTAATGCGGACATTGCAAATCTTAAAGTAGATTATGAGAAAGTTGGCATACTTGACGCAAGTGTAGCTGATATCAAAACGTTAATATTCGGTTCAGCAACAGGAACAACAATAACAACGGATTTCTCTAATTCTGTTATTGCTGTTCTTGGAGAAGCGCAGATTAAGTCAGCAATGATTGATAGTCTTGACGCAAGCAAAATCACAGCACTTGACATTAATACTACTAATGTACTTGTTCACAGCGAAGATGGCAGGTCACAATGGGAAGACAATACAATTCAAATATCTGACAGCGAAAGAGTGCGTGTGCAGATAGGCAAAGACGCTAATTCAGATTACAACATGTATATATGGGATAAAGCTGGCAATCTTATGTTTGACGCTATCGGCTTAACTGATAAAGGCATTCAACGACAAGTTATCCGTGATGATATGGTTAAGGATAATGCTAATATTGCCGCAAGCAAGTTGAATATAGAATCGCTGTTTAATGTTATCAACAATGATGGTTCACACACGCTTAATTCAACGAAGATATATGTTGATAGTGAACAGCAAACCCTTGATAGCGTATTCAAGAGTATTCAGACAACCGTTGGCGGCAATTCTACATTATGGGGTTCGGCCATTAAGCAATCCAAAGATTTCATTGACCAAAAGCTATGGTGGACTGATATTCGTAATGGAGAATCCATCGAAAGCAAATTTAATACAGTTACAAGTACGCTTGACAGCTTCGGCGTGCAAATAGGAGATGTTTACAAGCAACTCAACGATGATTTCAAGGTATATCAGGTGACATACGAGCCGACTAAGGATAATTATCCAGCTAATGAGTGGAGTGTACCTATATATCCAAGCGATGATAGATACCCTAGTGATAGCACATGGCAATACACCGAAGCAGAATATGATAATTATGTAGGCATTATAGCGTATTGGGAAGCGCAGAACAGAGCGTGGCGTTGGATTAAAAAAATAGACGGAACGCACGGTTGGAAAGAAATATCTTCAACCGAAATCGCTTATCTTCTTAATCAAAATGCCGCGTTAAAGGTGAACCTTAATATAATCAGCTCTGAATTAAGTAAGACACAGATTGATATAAGAGACAATTATAGCACTACTGTACAAGTTAATAATGCTATTACACAGGCAGTTAGTGCAGAGAGCAATAGTATCAAGAGTGAAATTTCCACAACTTATGTAACAAAGAATACTCTTACAGACTATAGCACTACAGAAGCTATGAACAATGCTATTACACAAGCAATAACCAAGGAAAGCAATAGTATTAAGTTGGAAGTCTCTAATAATTACGCTACAAAGAAGAGCCTTGAAAGCTATGCTACATCAGCAAGCCTTGAAGCATACATTAAGAAAGACCCAGTGAGCGGCGAGCTTAAATCTGCAATTGAAGCTATAGCAGATGACATTACACTTAAAGCTAAAGGCACAATTAATATTAGTGGTAATAAGTCTGTTAATATCAATGGTAATCTGTTCACATTAACGACAACTAATACCATTATTTCAGCAGATGGAACTATAAGATGTGATAACCTGATATCGAGCAATGCGAAAATAACAGGAGGTTCTATTAATATAGAGACTGATACATCAACATATAGTGCGATTAAATTATCTTATGGAGATGCTTATTTGAAGGAATCACCATATCGTATAGAAATGTACAATCCAAATGTTAAAACACATAACAACATTGATGCACACGGTGTTAGCATTATTGGAAATGATAATGTGGTAATAAATGCTATTACAGATTTTGGCGTAGATATCAGAAAGGGGGTTCTATATGTAGATTCAGAAGCTACGGTAAGATTTGACACAGATTGTAACAATATATCTATATATCATTCATCATTGGGAAGACGATGCTATCCAGCAATGTATACACACAACCCTGTTGCATTTGATTGGGATGGAAGTGTATTAAGAATATATGTAGATGACACAGTAGTAGCTTCATGGGACTGGAGTTCAGGTACATGGAGTAGTTAGAAAGAAAGGAAAACAATATGTTAAGTATAACAAAGACAACAAATTTAAGCGGAACATCTGTGATTAACGGCCAATCAGCCATGACAATGTATGCGGCTGTACCAGAAACTGGTTCATTGACAATTAGTCAGACAATCACTAACAAGGAATTATACCTTGCAAATCAGACACAATGTGATGCTGATTATGAGAATTTCAAAGCAGAAGTTAATAAGTTGCTAAAGAATGAACAACAGATTACAAATTCAGACACAACAGCAACAGTATAAATTATCAAAGAGTGTGGGTTTAAGTCCGCACTCTTATTTTTAAGGAGGTAAATATGAGCCTAACCGGTTTTCTTTCGTACAGCCGTGTAAACTGGCAACAATCGCCAAGTAAAAGTACTCCGCTTAGTGCGGCAAACCTAAATGTAATGGACGCAGGCATTAAGAATAACAATGACATGATTAGCAATATTCGTGACGAGATTACACAATTAAACAGCAATATTGACGTTAAAAACTTTTTTTGCAAAAATATTGCAAGTATAAATGGTACTCTTGAAGGTTATGGCTATAATTATTGCTATTATAATAAATCTACCAAAACAGGGATTTTATACTTTGCTTCAAAAATTGAAACCCCAGATTCTGTACAGAATAATTTTACAGGCTATTATGATGTAAAAACAGTTCTTAAAAATATGGGCATTAGTTTTAATAAAATATTGGAAAGCAATTATACTCCTTATGATGCCACAGGTGTAGTTCGAGCAAAGTTGATAGGCTATGGAACAACATTGTTATATAGCTCTGCAAATCAGAATTATGCTTTTGCTCGATATTATACAAAAGATGGAGAGAAAGGCGCATGGGCTACAAGCGAATTCCAAAAGGGTGATTATATTACAGGCTCACTTATATTTAGTTAAGTTTCAGATACTGCCTTAGTAATTGCACCGGTGCATTTAATATTATTGCAGTTTAGTCGCGGAATGAGCAATTAGTAAGGTTGGCAGTGCCGCATAACATTAACAATATAATATTCGCAATCAAGCACCTTAGTGGAAACACTGGGGTGCTTTTTTGATACACATTTTTCTAGGTTTAGGAGGTAATTTATGAGTAAATTATTCGGAATTGACACATCAAGATGGCAGGGAGATTTTGATTTCAAAGCTGCAAAGGATAATGAGGGCGTGGATTTTGCAATCATCAAGGCAGGCGGTGCTGATGATGGTTTATATGAAGATAGAGAGTTTGAGAACAGCTATAATAAGTTGAAAAGCGCAGGCATCCACAAGGGAGCATATTTCTTCGGTAACGCATTAAGCAATGACGAAGCTGTAAATGAAGCCAGATACTTTGCACAGCTCTTAGCAGGCAAATCATTCTGCTATCCAGTATTCTATGATGTTGAAGCAGGCATGGTTACTGGCAATGACCTTACGGACATTATTATGGCATTCCTTGATGAAATGAGAAACGCAGGATATAAGAATGTGGGCTTATACTCATATGAGAACTGCATTAACAATTATGTAGACATTTCAAGAGTAAAAGAAGCTGGTTATGCCGTTTGGGTAGCAAAGTATTCAGATACAGAACCTAGAATTGCTGTTGATTATGACATATGGCAGTTTGGCGGCGGCGTTAATTATCTTAGAGACACACAGATTAACGGACAGACAGTAGACCAGAACTATTGTTACACTGATTATTGCACAGACCATGTTGTCGAAGAAGTAACAGTGCCGGATTATCAGCCAGTACCAGACACTAAGTACCATAAGGGCGACACAGTTAAGGTACTCAACGCCGTTCAGTATGATAATGGCGAGCCGTTCAGCACTTATTATGATGAGTACAGTGTTTTATCAGCCAGTGGCAGAAGAGTTGTTATCGGAATCGACGGAGTAATTACCGCCGCTATTGACGAAGATAACATCAGTCTTGTTAAGTGCGTATATGACAGCGATATTAACACAGATACAGTAAGTCGCGGCGACAGCAAGAAAGTTAAAGTTCTTGACAACATTGATTATGACGGCAATAGATTCGGCGTATATTATGACGAGTATGATGTGATTGAAGAGAACGGAGACAGAGTTGTTATCGGTATAGGAAATGTTACAACCGCCGCTGTCAATATTGTTAATCTTGAATTTGTCGGCGGTGCAAGTTCTGATGATACACCTACAGATATCCCATTCAGCGGAGATATTGAAGAGGGCAGCGCAGTGAGATTTGTCGGAAACACAGATTATGACGGCACAGCTATTAAGGCTTGGTTTGACGAATATACAGTATCAGAAAAAAGTGGCGACAGAGTTGTCCTTGTGCATGACGGAGAATTATTCGCAGCGGTCAATGTAGCCGATTGTGAATTAGTCTAACCTTAATAAAAATACCGGGAGTGCAATGCTCCCGGTAATATCTTAATGAATAAGCACATAACAAGCATAATGCTTACAATTCTCTTTTTCATAGGCAAATCCCCTTTAAATTTAATTTTACTAATCATATCACAATATACATAATTTGTCGAATATTGTCGAAACTTGCGATATCTTTAAGTTGATTTTTACATTATCAGTATTTATAATGATAATTGTCCGAGAGATTCGGACGAAATCTTCAAGTTTTGGCTAGGTGGCACTGTTTGATTGGCGTTGGCAGTGTCACCGCTGAAAACTGTTAATCTACTGGGGGTAGGTTGACATGTAAGAACAGATGTTCTATAATAACACCATCGCTACCAGTGTTATATCGTGCAATAAGGGGGATATATGGAGAATGAAGAATATAGGCAGAAGATAATCGAAGAAATCAAAGAAATAAATAGCGTTGAAGTACTAAAGTATATTTACAAAATAATGATGGATGTAATAAAAAAGCCAGTGTAAAAATACACTGGCATACACCTAGAAAAAAGTAAAAAGAAATATATTGCAGTGCGTTACTAATATCTGAGGTAGATTACTTTTTACAAGCAAGCAAACCTAGTCTTGTAACTGTTACATTTTCCAAGGTTTGTGTAATATATCCTTTGCTTGAAAGAGTTTTCATAAATGGCAATAGAGATATCATATCGAGATTTAAAGCATTGGCTATATCGCGATAATCTGTATTGCCTTTCTCATTTCTTTTAGTGATAATAGTTATAAGAACATCATTCTCATTCAGCATATTGTTTACGCTCCTTTTAATAAATCTATTAAGCCGAGAACATATTCTTTTTGTTCGTCATTTAACTCTAAAAATGTATGTATCGAGCGTACTAATCTTCTGTCATTCCTTATCTTAATCCACAAATCAGCTTGTTCCGATAAATCAAGTTCTTTTTCTTTCCCAGTTCTTAAATAATCCACAGGTAATCCTAAAACTTCTGAAATTTTACCCAATCTATCATCTGGAAATGAACCTTTGCGTAATTGACTAATGTAGCCATTAGCAAAACCACATTCTTTTTCTAATCTTGATATAGGAATTTTTCTCTCTTTGCAAATTCCCCTTACTCTTTCTACAGTGTTCATTTGTTTTTCCTCCATTTTTAGAGATTTACCTAAAAAGGTGTTGACAAATTAGAGAACACTCTATATAATAACTTTAGGTTTTAGAGAAAAGCCTAAAGTTAAAGGGAGCATTCTCAAATATGTTTTTGGCAATTCATAGTTTAGAACATTCTCTAAATAATGTCAAGCTTTTCTCTAAGTCCTATATAAATTAGGAAAGGAGAAGTCTATGTTTTATCAAAAAATAGTTGATTATTGCAATAAGAACAATCTTTCTATAATGGCATTTGAAAAGAAATGTGGTATCGGCAATGGAACTGTGGGCAGATGGAAAGATGATAATTCATTGCCAGCATTAACCACTATTCAGAAAATTGCAGATGCAACAAGTATTCCCATAGAAAAATGGATTAAGCAAGAATGATAGGCGATTGAAGCGTCGTTTAACTTTGCAAGAAAGGAATGACAATGAAAAAAATAACATTTTCAGATGTTGCATTAGTGATTGCAATACTTACATTACTATTTCAGATTTTTTGTCATTTTATTTTACCAAGATTTTGACAAGGAATGTGACAACGACAGAAAAGAGTAAAAATGGAGAACATTTTATAGCGCAAAGTACAAACAGATTAGAATTTTTGATATTGATGCAATAGAAAAGTGATGGTAGCGGTAAATAGTTGCAAACTTTTATTCAAACATCATTAGTTCTTTTTGACAGGGATAGCGTCCTGTTCGTATCAAGTGTGAATTACCTACCGATTGGCAGTTTTGTCTTTAGCATATTTATTTAATTCTATTGATATAGAAATAAGAGCGTACAGGGTGCAGAAGTCTACGCCACAGAAGTATGAGCCAACCGCTGATACGCACAATGCTATGACAGTATCCATACAATCTCCTTTCGGAAAGTGTCTACCATCACCTTTCTATTGTATCAATAAATATAAAGTTCTACAAGTTACAGCAGATAGGAATGAGCAGAATCGCTTAAATGCACCTTAAAAGGTCAAATATATCACACATTATTTAGAAAGGAATGTTTATGGAGTTACAGATTTTTAGCAATTCAGAGTTTGGAGAAATCCGAACTATTAC